TGAGCCGTCTCAGTGGATGCAATGATGTTGTAATTCTTTACATAATATCCTGCCGGGCTTGTATAATCCCCGGTAAATTCATAATATCCCGACGTGGAAGGGTTCCCTGTCGGGGACAAAACTCTGGTATATACATACGGATCTGCGTCTGTTCCTGCGCCGGTCCTGATGTAATAGATCTTCCCATCAACGACAGAGGTATCAATTGATACCGTATACTCTCCCAGGTTGACCTGGTTATAGTTGTTTCCGCTCTTGGCATAATATGTCTTATTCGCCTTGACGTGCGTGTCAGTAGTCAGAACATATTCAGCTGAGCTTGTCGGATCTGCAATGTCCACAATGTTAGCACCAGCTTGCGGAGTGCCATCTGTGGAGACATATACCCATGAGGCAGTGACGTCTCCGCCCTGCGTGATCACGCTAGCAGACAGCTCCATAACCGGGATAGCCGGGGCAGAAGTCAGGTCGATCGGGTAGATATCGGAGTAAGCGCCATAGGTAGCATTGTCTCCATCTCCCGCCTTCAGCCTCACTCTAACACACCATGTGGTACCGGTCTCCAATCCGCTGATGTTCCATCTGGAAGCGTGCGTGTTGTGGATCTCATAGGTCTCCGGCTCGTCGGTGCTCTCCCATGCATCGGAATGATCCGCCCAGGATAACTCCGCTGCATCTGCCGTCTCCCAGGCCCAATCAAATGTAACCTGAATAGTCCCCGGGATATCAGTCGCCACTACATTTACATTGGTTGGCGCTGCAGGCACCGCTCCGCCGACAGACAGCTTTGCAGACTTCATTCTCGCAGTCACTGCGTAGGATGTCACGCCATCCGCTCTGGTGGTTGGAGTGTATGAACCAACTGCAGCATAAACTGTGAAAGACGGCGATCCCGTCCACGCGGGACATTGTACTGTCACCGATGAGGAGCCATGTGGTATGATGCCCACCGGGAATCCGGAGGGATTCGATGCGTCGCAGTAAAGGACTACTAAGAAAGAATCCAACACCGCAGACTGGTTGTCAGCGTTCACTGTCGCCCTGTGCGTCTCTGCATCCGGGTTAGTGATAGATAAGTTCTCCGGAGCCGTAAGAGGGCCTACATCAACCAGCTTGGGCAGACCGTAAGTGATGTCCTTGTCATGGGTATTATTAACCCTGACAAAGAGGCACTGGTCATATCCCACCACGCTGTCAATAGAGAAGGATGCTCCATCAGCGCCTTCCGTGTCGGTCGTGGTCTTCGCATCTGTCCAGCTTGCGCTGTCAGGACAGGCCAGTCCCGCATCCGGAGTTGCAAAAGCATATTGGATTGTCGTCGAGTCAATCGGATGCGATGCCGGTGCGGACGACTCCCATCTTACCGTGCAAAGATATCCGCCCGCCGCTACCGTCTTAGCGGAAGCCGACGTGATCTTTGCCTGGTACGGTAAGGCATAAACATGTTTGCCATATCTCCATGCGGATGCTCCGGCAGGACCTCTCGACCTTATTCTGATCCACCTCGTCCATGAGTCGCTTGCCAGTCTGGATGTGTCCTCTGAAATGGTCAGGGAAGAATTTGCTCCTTTTGTTCCTGCCATGTAGCCGGGCTTGGAGCTTGACCAGGTCAGCTTAGATCCGTCAGTGACATTGCTGGCCTTCACTAGCATTGATTGATACTGCACATCATTAAAGACTGCCTTGGCAGAGTCAGATGTTGATGTCTCCCAGGAGAATGTGCATTGATTGGACAACGTATCAGAGGGAGTCACCGTAATGCTCCCCGGCTGATTCGGTGCCGAAAGATTGTAGATCTCCTTGGTCCAGTCTGACGCCGTCGGTTTGATGGTCTTTTTCTTCTTCCCGGTTCCTGTGGTATAAGACTTACGATTGCCCTTTACCCGGATCGCAACAGCTTTTAAATATGGCTTCTGCGGTTCCGGCCAATAGTTTGCAATAGGCAGATTGACCGTCTTCTGTGTTGTGGTCTTGCCGATGGTCACAGAGTGCCATTTGCTCCACTTGGTCCCGGATTTGGTCGCATACTGGAAAGACTGGCCGTCACCATAGTCCTTGTCGCCAATTTTCCATGATGCCACATAATTACCTTTGTTTCGTTTGATCGTGAGGCCCGTGGGCTCTGTTGTTTTTTTGTTCGCCATTATGCAGTCCTCACTCTAAGTCTTAATTCGCGCATCAGTTCATCGGCCAAAGTCCGTGCATCTTTTGCGCCGTCGATAGTTATATAAAAATTGTTGGTGGTTCCGCCACCATTCATCTCAGACGCAATAGCCTGGGCGAATGGTCTCATCGCTGATCCGGATAACGGAATAGCCGCCTCTGGTGTACGCTCGCCGACACCGATGATAGAAGGACCATCGAAAACACCACCCTTAGCTTTCCATCCCACATGGAAGCTGGGCAACGTTCCTTTCCCACCGATTCCGAATGGCGCTTTGCCCGCAGAAACCGTAATTTTGGGAAGCTGGATTCCACTCATGATCTTGCCGATGTGCAGCGGGAACAGGTTCTTGATCTTGTTCATGATGCCCTTGATCTTGGACTGCGCATCCCTGATCGGTTTCTGTAATGCATCACCGATCTTCTTCATTGCCGTCTTGACAAGCGAAAGCGCACCACCACCCAGTCCTTTAGCCAGAGACTTCACGAGAGTCAGGGCGGTCTTTGCCATCATTGGCACAATCTTGATGAGTGCCTTGATGATTGCCAGTCCAATCTTAGCAGCGGAAGTCGCCAAAGTCGGGAGTGACTTCACAAGACCTTCGCCCAGTTTCCGCAACATCTCTCCGCCCTTCTCTGCGATGGTTGGAAGATTAGAGCTCAGGAAGGAAGCGTAATTTGTAATAATGTCCGCTGCCGTTGACGCAAGCGTCGGCAGGGCCGTCACAATGCCGTTCCCGATCTGCATGAGGATCTCTGTGCCCTTATCCAGTAAGCCGGGCAGGGCCGATGTGATACTGGAGCCAAATTCACTGATCATAGTGGACGCCTGCGATAACAGCTGTGGGATGGTTGTCGTGATTCCCATAACCAGGCTGTTAATTAAAGACGAGCCTTGAGAAACGATCAGCGGGGCTCCCGTCTGGATAAATGTCCCGATCAGCGTCGGAATCTGTTTGATGATGTTCCCGATCATCGGGATTAAGTTTTTAAAGAGGAAGTTCCCGGCATTGGTAGCCAGTGACTTGATAGCCGGCTGGATGTCTCCACCAGTCGCCAGTGTTGCGCCAAGGTTTTTCGCAGAAGCTACCATCGCCCCGAATGATCCGGAGAATGTTCCGGAAGCCTCTGCTGCAGCTACGCCTGTCAGCCCAAGGTCGCCCTGGATAACATGGATAGCATCGTATACATCGCCAAGATTGGAGATATCATATTTCTGCCCGGACAGCTTGGATGCATCCGCCAACAGACGCTCCATTTCTGTCTTGGTTCCACCGTACCCCAGCTTAAGGTTATCCAGCATCGTATAGTTACCCTTGGCAAAACCCTGATAAGCATTCTGGATATTTTCAATCGGCGTACCCATCTTGGCAGCATTATCTGTCATGTCCATGATGGCTGTATTCGCCGCCTCTGCCGCCTTGCTGGTGTCACCGCCGAAAGCTTGTTTCAGAGACGCTCCGAAGCTGACAGCCTGCTCTGCGTAGTCATTCGCAGAGATGCCAGCCTTTGCCGCCTCCATGGCATAACTCTTTGCCGCCTCAGAGGCTTTCCCGTAGATGGTGTCTAAGCCTCCGAAAGACTGTTCTAATTTGCCGCCCTCATCTATGGCGGCTTTGAATCCTGCGGTGATAGTCCCGCCAATGGCAAGCCCGGCAAGCGCCTTCTTAATGCCGGCGCCCATCTTAGAGCCCGCCTGCTGCCCGACGCTCTCACCGCCTAAGACTTTCTCGACCTGTCCAGATATACCTTCCGCCTTGGGAATAATCTGGACATAAGCCTTGCCTATATCAGCCATTTGTCACCGCCTTTGTTAATTTGTCCCATGCGTCGCTGAAAGCCTTGCCCGACGCGAATGACGTTGTATCAGGTTCGTCCTGTGTATAAATCACGTCCGTCAATAAATCCGGAGCAGGATCGTTCTTCTTCGCCGTCAGGTAGTGTCTGATCAGAGTCAACTCGTCTGACGTCTTCGCCATGATCGCTTCGCTGGAGACATAGGTCATCCCGCTCAGCTTCATCTTGATCCGGCTGTCCGCCCGAAGCCCGCAGGCGAATATTGCCAGCTTTTTTGGACGGAACTGAGCAAAGTCATAAATCTGATAGGTTTCGGCCAGGTCACACAGAAGCGCGTCCCGGTCAGTCATTACCATCATCGCAAGGCTAATCAGTTTTTTGTTGCATCGGAAGTGTTGAGGAATTCAATGATCTCTCCGGCTGTCTCATCTACCTTGGCTCTGGACACTTTTCCGTTCTTACCCCGCAGATGCTCATATAAAGCCTTCTTCTGTTCCTCACCCAGGATAAATACTAAGATCTTAGGCAGGAGGAGGCCGTTGTCGCTGGCCTCCGCCAGTAAATCAATAAATTCCATATCATCAAGAAGATCCGGGTCAATCTCAAACTCAAACCCGGATTTTGTTCGGCCACTTAACATTTCTGCCTCCTTCTACTAAGCTGACGGCTTAACGATGTACTCTTTATGAGTATCCTGATCAGATGTGAATCCGCCAGGCATAGCCGTAATGGTCATCTCATAACCAACAGCCTCGTCATCTTTGTAAGTAATGTCTCCCAGTTCTGTCAGTTTCGCATTCGGTGCCACGATTCTCTTGAGGATTCCTCCCTTGAGGATCATGTCACAGATATAAACTGACGCTTCCTGCTCGGATGCGTTCGCCTTGATCGTAATGCCTGTGGTCAGTGTTCCGGAGACATTATCATCACCGTAAACAGCCTTTAATGCATCCACGTTCATAGCCTCGATCAGAGTGAACTTGAAGGTATCGGTTTTTTCTGTTAATGGTGTCAGTACGACATCCCCGCCCCAGGCTTTGATCTCTTCAGTCTCCGGGGAATTTGAATTGACAAATCCGTCCTCGGAAACATATCCAAGACAAGCAAAGCCGTCACCCAGGGCTGTGGTCGCATCTGTCGGCAGGGTAATGCCCAGGGCGGCGCGATAGATCGCTCCACTCACTTTAGGCTTGCCGGTCGTTACATTAGCAACTACATTAGCCATGTCATCGCTCCTATTCTATGCCATATGTAATTACATAAAGGCATTGATATCGATATCGTTTTGATCTAGTGTCTGTAAAGTTGTAATCTGAATTAAGGCGCACGGCGCTTACCTCATCCAGTTCCACCATCCTCTCGACTGCATCCTTGACCTGCTCATTCAACAGAGCCGCCTCATAAAGCGACGGACCATAAGACTGCAGAGCGATGGTGGCTGTTGGAATGTGGTTGGTCTTGCTGGAGCCGGTTTTCTCGAGAATGACAAAGACTTCAATATCATCCTCCGGGACTTCCATGTAGACCGGCACGTCGAGCGCCTCCTCCAGATATTTCAAAATAATTGTTTCAATCATAAAAAAATCACATCCTGAGTCCTGATGCGCCAAGGGCCTTGACCAGAGTGTTCTCGTCATAGTTCTTCTCTGCCGCTTCCTTCGTCTCCGGATAAACATTAGTGATAGCAACGAAGCTGGCCACATGGGTCCGGACACCGTATCCGCTTCCTGCAGCGCTGGACACAGCACGACCTGCCTCCGTCAATGCCGCCTGCATCTCCGGACCCTTCATCAACTCATTAAGGCCCGCCAGGTTCAGCTGAAATTTACTCTTGGCCATATCTGCTCACCTTCACTTTTTTGTTCCATGGCAATGGAATAAGATGGTCGAGCCCCTGTGTGGGCTTCCCGATCACTTCAAAAACTTCGCCGAAGAATCCAACCCTCTTGTTCTCCCATTCATGGGTATCGCCCTTGGGTATAGCCAGGGTATAGGCCAGGGTCTTGCCGGACAGATTAAGCTCGTCCACGACCTCCTGGGTAGATGGTTCGCCGATGAGGACATTGTCAACGGTTACCTCTTTCTCCCTGTAGATCGGTCGGTTAAACTCATCCAGACCGGACTGCACTCTGTCATATAGGACTATTGAGATTCCTTTAATGCCCATAGCGTCACCGTCCCTATCTGCTGAGTCGCAAGCCCTAACCTCTTAAGGTCGTTGTTCATGATCGCATTGGCAATGCCGCCGCCGGGCACTGCATATGTCCCAGACCACGAATAACCGAGAGCGCTCTGGGATTCCTGTGACATGGCGTCCCCGTCAGTGCTCTGTCTCAGCACCCTAGTTACCACATCTACTGTCACGAGTTTTAACGTGCTCGCATATGCCTCGGAATCCGCTGCCATTTCGTCAAGATCTTTGTCGACATTAACCGCACACTGTCGCAAAGCGTCAGAGATGAGCGGAAGCAATGCCTCCGCCCTTGTTGATTCTGATTCAGACAGCGGCCGCCATAAAAGGTTAATGTCTTGCACGGTTGCAAAAGCTGTGCTCATTTTTTCTTTCCCTTCGCAGGTTTCTTCTTTTCCTCTGTTGCCTTCGGAGCGCTAATAAGCTCCAGCTCCTCTCCGGAGCACTCTGATACAGTGGTAAAGATCACGCCTGTCCTTTTGTTGCGATAAGTGTACATAAGGGCCTCCTAACTACGCCTGGATTCTTGCGAATGCAGCAGGCACAAGAATGCCCCAGCCAACATAAGCCTCACCACGGATATAAATCTGGTTATGTCCCTTAAGATCGCCAGCTGTAGCGTCATTGTCCGGATTACCATATTCGATGATCTCGATCGGAAGCTCACGAGCGAAGCCCCAGCGGAAGTAGTCTCTGAAGTTACCAACGATAGCGCGGTCAGTGTTGACATTGCCAGTACCGGTTCCTGTGAATGCTACAGTGCTGTTTGTATCAACGGCAAGACCATTAATCACTCCAGGATTAGCGCCCCATGCTAACTCAGGGAATAACGCCTCATTGGAGTTGGTGCCCTTCTTGATGTTTGCAAGAGCAGAACGGAACGCCGGCGCCATAGCCATACCGGTAACCTCATGCTCAGCAGCCTCGATCAGAGCGATTGCTGCCGTTACATTGTCATTTGCAGTTGCAGCGGCAAATGTAACTGCCTGAGTAACCTGGCTGTCAAAGTGATTGGTTCCGATAACAGTGGAAGCGGTCGCAGTTCTCGGATTCAGGCCATGGAATGCCATGATATCGATACCACGAGCAACCTTAGCAGCGAAGCCCTCTGCGAAAGCACGCAGATACTCAAGCTGGATCTCCTCGGAAGCGAACATGAACTCGTTGGATACACGAGTACCATACTCAACCTTTACAGGCACGATCGTTACCTGGCCCATGGTAGCGCCACCGTTAGATTTAGCGCCGGACTCAGCAACGATGTCGATTTCTTTGTCTAAATTAAAAGTCCAGGCTGTCTCTCCGCGGAACGGGATCGGCTTCTGACCGGACAGTTTAGCTAAAGAGGACTTACCTCTTACAAGATTAAAAAGTTCATTAGTTAATTCAGCGGGGAATAATGTCACTCCGCTAGCTGTGGTCTGTAATACGTTAGCCATAATTAAGCCTCCTTATTTTGTGAGTGAAGATAACAGGCTCAGATAAGCCTCGTCGGATGCGCCAGGCTCTCTTCCTCCTAGATCCGGACGCATAACTTCGTTTGTCCGCAGTGGAGGAGTAGTGCTCGGCTTTAAGTAAGACGCAAGCGTCTTCGCGTCAGCAGAAAGCTCTTCTTCATTCTCACCGACAAGCCGGTCCGCCAGGGTAATCGGCAGGCCGTTGTCATTAGCGATCTTGTTTTTGAGCAGGGCTGTCTCTGCCTTTACTGCTCTGGCTGTCAGATCTGCAACCTCTGTGTCATGTGTGGCCAGCTTGGTGCTCATCGTCTCCATGTCCTTCTGAGCGTCCGCGAGTTTTTTCTCATACTCCTTCTTTAAATCGGACACCGCATCCGGACTGAGAAAGCCCTTATACCTTGCCGCCATCTCTTCATCTTTCTGCTTCAGTCTTTTCTGAATTGCCTTGTCAAAATCTTCCTGTGTTTCAATAACTGTAAATGCCATAATTAAATCTCCCTCTTTTACCGTGAGTAAACGTAAATGTGTATTAAAAAAGCACCCTCTTAGATGCTTAATTAATAGTCAATGATTTGTTGTTCTTCTTTCTGTGTGGATGCGAGCCAATATGCCAATATTGCGCTGTCCATGATTGAAACATCATACAGCTCCGACATACTCTTAAACCCGAAGCCGCCATTTGAGCCGATTGCCCTCTTCTCGCAATTAGAAACAATGTTCCGCAAAGAAGGCTGTCCAATATGGACAATGGACTGCTGTGCCACAGCCTGATAAAAGACTGCATTCGCCGTGATAATCTCCTTGACCGTCGGCAAGATCGGAGGTGGGAAGCCGTTCTGCTGCAGCAGGTCCTTCATGATCTGCTGGCCGTTAGCCCCGTCCACTGCGATCTTATCAACTTTAGGATTCCGCAAATAAGGGATAATCCAGGCAGGCCCGTTCCTTGCCGGAACACAGTCCAATACCTCCACAAATATCTTTCCATCGGGTAGCTTGCTGGCAATTGATGCGGAGACGTTCGCTCCGTCCTTGCCATACTTGACGCCGATGTAATATTTGCCCGGAAGATCAGGCGCTTTGCTGGTCTGCATCTCATCCCACTCCGCTGCGCTGATCGCAGATTTCTGTGAATACTTCAGCCAGAGCCCTAAACGCTGGATATTAAAGTCAACCTCTCCGACAGATAACTCTGCCCGGATATTTCTCTCCTTGAGGATCGTCCCCAGGGAAGGATTGAACTCATACCACAGGTCCGGATTAGATATGTCATCTGTCTGAGAGTCGATGGACCACTCTGCCCAGCCTACGTCAACCGCGCTGCCGCTCATAACCGTGTCTCTGAGTCTGACAAAGACATCCCCTCCGGATGTTGCCGTCGGTGGTGTCCCGGTCATGATGATCTGCGGGTTATCTGAAGCGCTGACCGTATAAGCCAGGGCGCTCTCTTGCTTGCTGGTGTACTCCTGTGCCTCGTCAATGATCAGAAGGTCAAAGCCCTCTCCAAGACCTCCGTTATTGGTCCTGGTCCTAAAGTCAATCACGCCACCGCCATGGATCTCGATGTGTTCCAGGCCATATTGCTTAGATGCATAAAAAGACTTTTCTGGCATCTCCTTTTTCTTTTTGGAGTGTTCCTCGTAGCCAGCCTTTTTCAGCAAGGTATATAACCGGTTAAACGCATCATGGGATGTTGTGGTTCGGTGCGCCGTGTGGCATATTTTCTCATTTAATTTGACAATGCCATACAGCTCCCTGGCGGACAGGATTTCTCCTTTGCCGTTCCGGCGGGAGACTGCCAGGCCGTACTTCATATTCTTCCAGAGGTTATCCTCGTCGGTCGCCATGATCGCCTCGACCTGCAGACATTGCCATTTGACAAGCTCCTGACCTGTTTCATGATAAAGGTCAGCAGCATCATGTCCTAGTGTTGATTCATAGGCAACATTGGTAAAAGTAGGGGTCTGTCTGCCCAACTTAGCCAACGCTTGCCCTCCTTGGTGTAAATACTATCTTTTTCCTTCGCTCCAGCTCCTCCGGGGAACTCTCCC